TCGGCTACTGAGTATTCTCGAGCAACACGCCTACGAACTGCAGGAGATTCTCGAGCGCGAGGCGGCGCGGCGGCAGCGGGCGGCCTTTTGAGACGATGCGGCAGGTCACAATAGCAACTGAGCGGCGGTGATGTTCGGAACTCTCGGCGAAATAGTATTTACGACGATCAGCGGGCCGGATTCGTTCGAATCGGTCCAGCGTTGGCAATACGCGGAGCATCCGGTGATCGAGGATGCGCCGCGGATCCAGTGGACCGGCAACGGGCTGCAGCGGCTCGTGATCGGCATGATGTTCCATCAGAGCTTCACCGATCCGGTCGCGCAACTGAACGCGCTGATGGCCGCGGCCAGCGACCATCAGGCGCGCGCGCTGGTTTTCGCCAACGGAACCCATCAGGGGTACTTCGTTATCGCGGGTCTCCGCACGGTGCAGAAGCTGATGAGCGACGCGGGGGACCCGGTGTGTATCAAGGTAAGCGTCGAGCTGACGGAGTGGGTGCTCGCGAAGGAGCTGGATCCGGCGGCGGCGCCGGTGCCCTCGTTCGTGCCGATCGGTGCGGTGCCGGCACCGGCGGGCGGCGTCACGGGACCGCTGGCGGCGGCTGCGGCGGCGGGCGGCGGTCCGGTGGCGAGCAGCTATGCGGCGCCGCTATTGGCGGCGGCGGGAGTGTCGTCACTGCTGACCAATCCGGCACCGACGGCGCCGGCATCAGCCGCGCTGACGGCGGCGGATATCGCGCCGTCGCTGATCGTCCGCAGTCCGGTGTGAGCGGGGAGAGGCTATGGCGGCGCCCTCAATAGTACATATAACGACCGTCGGTGAACGGTGGGATCTGATCGCGTGGAATTACTATGGCGACCCGACGCTCTATTCGGCGATCATCCTGGCGAACAACAGTATACCGATTTCGCCGGTGCTGCCGGCCGGAACGCAACTACTGATTCCGTTGCTCCAGGTGAGCCCGGCGCAGACGGTCAATCTGCCGCCCTGGAAGACGGCATCGTAAGGGAGTGAGACGGAAAAAGGCGGGGGCGACGACGTTAGCGGGCGATGGCGGCGGCAGTCAATTATCCAGTCAAGTCACCGCAGTGGGTATTGACCTATGAAAACGTCAATATCACGGCGGATATATCCTCGATGGTGACCGCGTTGACGTACACCGACACGCTGACCGGACGCGCGGGAGCGGTGGAGGTTGCCCTCGAGGACCATCAGCGGCTGTGGCAGGGGCCGTGGTATCCGCAGCAGGGGGACAAGGTGAATCTGCTGATTGGGTATCAGGGCGAGGAGCTGCTGCCGTGCGGTGACTTCGAGATCGACGAGCTCGAGCTGCATGGGCCGCCGGACCAGTTCGCGATCCGCGGGCTTGCGGCATGGATCACGCCGGCGATGCGGACGCGGAACAACGTCGGTTTCGAGGGCCAGACGCTGATGGAAATCGCGAGCACGATCGCGGCGAAATACAATCTGACCGTGGTCGGCGCGGCCAACGCGCTGAATCCGACCTTTGCGCGGATCACGCAGCACGCGGAGAGCGACCTTGCTTTTCTCGGGCGGCTCGCGCGGGACCATGGGTACAACTTCACCGTGCGCGGCAACGCGCTGGTGTTCTACGCGATGACGAGTCTCGAGATGGCGGCCCCGGTGCTGACGCTGGGGCGGTCGGATATTCTCAGTTTTTCGTTCATCAACAAGACCCATCTGACCTATAAGGCGGCGACGGTTGCCTACCAGTATCCGCAAGGGAAGCAGCTTATTACGCAGTCGAGCGCGGGCGCCGGGGCAGGGGCGGCAAGCGATACGCTCAAGCAGGCGACGCGCTGCGAGAACGGTCAGCAGGCGACGCTGAAGGCCGAGAGCGCGCTGCATGAAATGAACAAGACCAAGATTACGCTGCGCGCGAGCGTGCCGGGGGCGCCGAGTCTCTCGGCCGGCAACGTCTTCGCGATCGGCGGCTTCGGGGCGATGGACGGCAATTATCTAATCGAGACGGTGCGCCATCGGCTGACGCGGGAGCGCGGCTACACGAGCGAGGTGAGCGCGCGCCAGGTGATTAGTCAGTCGTGATCGAAAGGCAGAGGGGAGCCTCATGACGGAAGCCGGGGCAGTGGTTATGAGCCTCGCGACGCTCGACGCGGCAGTAGTATTCGGCGCGACGCTCGATGCGGCGCTGGTCTGCTGGCAGAGCGTGCTCGATCGCAGCGTGATTATGGACGCGACACTGGGATGAGTTATCAATTCACGACGGGTGACGTGGGCAAGGTGCTGGGCTTCCCGCTGCTGCAGAGCGACGGGACCGCGAACGATTTCACGGGCGCCAGCGCGCAACTGATGGTGCGCGATCAGAACGGGAACCTGGAGGCGCCGCGGCCGATGACCTGGAATACCGTAACGAACGAGTGGGAATACAGCGTGCAGCCGAATGATTTTGCGGCGGGACGCTACTGGGCGATGGTCGCGGTGACCTTCGCGCTGGGGGTCACGGTGTATTCGACCGAAGTGGTATTCGACGTAATCGCGGCAGACTGAGGTGAGCGGAAGGCGCGGCGCAGGATGAATGCGTTACGAGTAGGAATCGTGTCGGCGCAGGACGCGGCGAACTGCCGCGTGCGGGTGACCTTTCCCGATCATGACCAGATGCAGAGCTGGTGGCTCGCGGTGGTGGTGGCGAAAACGCAGACGGACAAGGCCTACCATCTGCCGGACCTGGGTGAACAGGTGGTGTGCATCATGGACGAGCGGGACGAGGATGGCGTGGTGCTGGGGGCGCTGTACTCGACGGTCGATACGCCGCCGGCGGGTCTGACGGCGGACACGATTCAATGGCAGGCGGGGGACGGCGCAATTTTCGCGTACGACCGCGCGCAGCATGCGCTGCAGATGAACCTGCCGGCGGGCGGGACGGTGGTAGTCAGCAGTGGCGCGGCGAGTATCCAGATCGACAGCCTGGGCAACGTCAATATCAGCAGCGGGGGTCTGATCCGGCTCGGCGCGGGGGCGCAGCGGGGCGTGGCGCGGATCGGCGATACGGTGACCTGTCCGGCGGGTGTGGGCACGATCACGAGCGCGAGCGCGATCGTCGAAGCGGTGTGACGTCGGGCGGGCGGAACTAAAGGACGGTTGAGATGTCGGCGGGAGCGGTGACGCTCGCGGATATAACGTCCGCGGACTGGTCGTTGGAACTGGACAGCACCGCGGGGGCGGGTCCGGGTTCGGGGATTGGCAAGGTGGTGCAGGGGATCAGCGACATCACGCAGTGTATCCAGATCATTCTCACGACGCCGAAGGGATCCGATCCGCTGCGGCCGACGTTCGGTATCGATTTGTGGCAATACCTTGACGCGCCGATAAACCAGGCGACGCCGGCGATTGTGCGCGAGGTGACGGAAGCGATTATGCACTGGGAGCCGCGGGTGAACGTGGTGAGCGTCAAGGTGGCGCCGGTCCTGGACGGCACGACGCAATCCGGCGCCCATCTGAGTATCAGCACGACGTGGCAACTGAAGCTCACGCAGGTGCCGGCGGGGGCGGTGGGGACGCAGCAGGTCTACACGACGACGGTGATAATCCCGCAGGCGCAGGGCTTTTAGGGCGCCGTCGGGGAGCGGGCAGAGCCAGGGGAACGAGAGGATGGCAGCAGCGATTCCATTATTGCCGGCGCCGGTGTTCGTCAACGACGCCGACGGCCTCGATCCGAATCTAATCCTGAGCGACATGATCGCGGCGTTCGAGACGGCGGCGGGGCGGACGTTGCAACCGGCGCAGGTCGAACGGTTGCTGATCAACCTTTACGCCTATCGCGAATCGCTGGTGCGCAACGCGATCCAGTACGCGGGGCAGCAGAACCTGCTGGCCTACGCGGCGTTTCCGATGATCGATTACCTGGGGCAACTGCTGGGGGTGGCGCGTCTGCCGGCGCAGGCGGCGGTGACGACGATCCAGTTCACGCTGGCGCAGGCGCTGAGCACCGGGTATCTGATTCCGGCCGGGACCACGGTCGGCACGAGCGACGGGCAATACGTCTTTGCGACCAATACGGCGCTGACGATCCCGGCAAACGCGTTGAGCGGCAGTGTGCAGGCGACGGCGACCACCAGCGGGCCCGACGCCAACGGCTATCTGCCGGGTCAAATCAACGTGTTGCTGACGCCGGATCCGCTGATTGCGGCGGCGGCGAACACCGACACCAGTTCGGGCGGCGCGACGATGGAGACGGATGACCATCTGCGGAGCCGGATCCAGGCGGCGCCGAATCAGTTCAGCGTGGCGGGTCCGGAGGGGGCGTATCGTTATTTTGCGCTGAGCGCGGATCCGTCGATTGTCGATGCGCAGGTGACGTCGCCGGCGCCGGGGCAGGTCAACGTTTATATACTCACCGGTCCGGTGACGGTGCAGCCGGCGGCGGCGCCGAACAGCGCC